TGTAAAAAATCGCAATGGTCGGGTTTATCCTAAACATATATTACAAAAAGAAGCTAAGAGATACGAACAAAATTATATCAAACAAAACAGAGCTTTTGGTGAATTAGGACACCCAGAGGGACCAACAGTCAATCTTGAGAGAGTTTCCCACATGATTACAGATTTAAAAGAAGATGGAAATGATTTTAGAGGCCGAGCAAAAATACTGGACACTCCTTATGGTAAAATTGTAAAGAACCTTATCGATGAGGGCGCCCGTTTGGGTGTCTCATCCAGAGGAATGGGCTCCTTAAAGCCTGTAGGTAGCAATTGTAGTCATGTACAAGATGATTTTTATCTTGCAACTGCTGCAGATATTGTTGCCGATCCTTCTGCACCTGCAGCATTTGTTAATGGTGTTATGGAAGGAAAAGAATGGATATGGGATAATGGTATTCTAGATGAACGCCATGTTGCCCGAATCGAAAAACAAATTAAACAATCTCGAAAAAATCTTAAAAAAACACAGGTAGATGCTTTCGAAACGTTTATGTCAAAGTTATAAATTTACTAAATAATAACAATAGTAAATAAAGCTAATTTAAATAGATATAGGAGATTTAAATGTCTGAAGAAAAACGAAGAGAGTCTGAAGCAATTGCAGAGGAAGAACTTTCAGAAAAGCGGAAACGTGCTGCTGAGCAAGATTCTTCAGACGGCGAAGAAGAAGATGAAGATGAAGTAGAAGAAGGTACATTACCTCCAGCTCTTCAAAAAGCCATCGATGCCAAGAAGAAAAAAGGCGGCAAAGACGAAGAAGAAGTCGATGAAGAAAATGGCGATGATGAAGAAGATGAAGAAGAAGTCGATGAAGAAAATGGCGATGATGAAGAAGATGAAGATGAAGTAGAAGAATCTCAGGATTTTGAACGGGACAAAAAAGCCAAGTTCAAAACCGCAGAAAAGGGAGAGAAAACTATTCCTGGTACCAAAACAAAACTTGAGTCATTAATTCCAAAAACTAAAAATGGAATGTTGAAATCAGTTTATGAACTAGCCAATAAACTGAAAAAAGATCAATTAGCTTCTAAGTATGAACAAATCATGAAATCTTTTGCCATCCTTGAACAGGACGATGAGGAAGAAGATGATGAGGAAGAAAAAGTTGAATCTAAGCGTACTAAAGCCGCAGTTAAAGCTGAAGACCTTAATATCGATGTAAAAGATGATGTTGAGGCTCTTATACAAGGTGAAGATGGATTAACAGAGGAATTCAAAGCAAAAGCCTCGACCATTTTCGAAGCTGCAGTACAAGCAAAAGTTTTAGAAGAAGTTAATGCTAAGTTGGTAGAACTTGAAGCTCAACATGAATCAGAGCATGAAGCAAATAGCGATAATTTCCAAAAAGAACTTACAGAAAAAGTTGACGGTTATCTTACTTATGTTGTTGACGAGTGGATGTCCGAAAATGAATTGGCAATCGAAAGAGGAATTCGTTCCGAATTGGTTGAGGATTTCATGTCTGGACTTAAAACCCTCTTCACAGAACATTACATTGATATTCCTGAAGAGAAGGTTGACATGGTTGACGACTTATTCACAAAAGTTGATGACTTGGAAACTTCTTTAGACGAAGAAATCAATCGTGGAGTAGACCTTCAAAAAGAATTGGCACAGTTCAAGAAAGATGATGCCCTTAAACAAGCAACTAAAGATTTGGCCGATACTGAAACGGAAAAAATCTCTAAGTTGGCAGAAGGTATCGAATATGAAAATGCTGAACAATATGCCGAAAAATTATCCGTTCTGAAAGAAAGTTATTTTCCTAAGGGCGAAGCCGTAACATCTGAAATTACTGAAACAGATGAGAACATTGAAGTTTCTGAAGAGAAATCTGCAGTAAAACTCGATGAAAATATGAAACATTATACATCAGCGATAACTCGCTATCACAATTAATATAAACTCTATAGGAGACAAAAATGTATTTATCTGAAGACCTTCAAAAGAAGTGGGGTCCGGTGCTAGATCATGAGGATCTTCCAAAGATTAAAGATCATTATCGCAGGGCTGTTACCGCAGTTCTTTTGGAAAACCAAGAGAACGCAATGCGTGAACAGGGCGATGGTGGTGGAATGTTTGGAACCTTATCTGAAACGGCCCCAGCAGGACACAACAACCAAATGGGTGTTGGTGCTTCCGGTGGTGGAAACATCAATTATGTTGATCCTGTATTAATCTCTTTGGTTCGTAGAGCGATGCCTAATCTCATTGCTTATGATGTTTGTGGTGTTCAACCCATGAACGGACCTACTGGATTAATCTTTGCAATGAAATCACATTATACCACACAGGACGGCGATGAAGCTTTACACGATGAAGCTGATACCGACTTTACTGGAGCCGGTTCACACGGTTCACAAACAGGAGCTATGCAGGGTGCACCTGGTACTGGTATGGCAACAGCCGCAGCTGAGAACGTTTCGTTCCCAGAGATGGCATTCGCAATTGACAAAGTAACTGTTACTGCTAAGTCACGTGCACTCAAAGCTGAGTACACAATGGAATTGGCACAGGATCTTAAAGCCGTTCACGGTTTGGATGCTGAAACAGAATTGTCAAATATTCTTTCAAGTGAAATTCTTGCAGAGATTAACCGCGAAGTTATGAGAACCATTTACACAAACGCTAAGCCTGGCGCACAACACAATGTTGCGACACCCGGTACGTTTGATCTTGATACTGACTCAAATGGACGTTGGTCTGTTGAGAAGTTCAAAGGCTTGATGTTCCAGATTGAACGTGAAGCAAATGCAATTGCTAAAGATACTCGTAGAGGAAAAGGTAATGTTCTCATTACTTCTTCTGATGTAGCATCTGCATTAGCAATGGCTGGACAATTGTCTGGTGTTCCAACAGGTAATGACATTCATGCTGATGACACTGGTACTACAATGGTTGGTACTCTTAATGGTCGATTCAAAGTGTATGTTGATCCTTATGCACCTACTTCTGCAACTAACTTCTTTACTGTTGGTTACAAAGGTTCATCTGCATATGACGCAGGACTGTTTTACTGTCCTTACGTTCCATTGCAAATGGTTCGTGCGGTTGGTGAAAGTTCCTTTCAACCAAAAATTGGTTTCAAAACACGTTACGGAATCGTATCCAATCCATTTGGACACAGCGATGGTGACGGAACAATTGACGCCAATGGTAACTACTACTACAGATTGGTCAGAGTTGACAATTTGATGTAAGTTAAGTCTTTAGGAG